TAAGTTTAAAACTTCCGAACAGAAAGATTCTTACTCAACATTCTATAGATTGGTATTCAATATCAAAAGAATTCTAGAAAAAGTGCCATTTGGCAAATCAAAAATTTCTTCATATGCAGCTGCATTGTTTTTATTAAGGGAAGAGACCGGTATGTCAGAAGATGATATACTAAGTGCCTTAGATGAAATGGGTTATGATGTAGACTTAAATATTATGGAAGGGTCCGAATGCAAACTCAATATCAGCTTACACTTTAATCCCGGTGAGTATATTCTAAATGAAAATGTATATGATGGCCCCAAGGGTTCTATCATAACAATAGAAGATATAGAACCAGCTGGTAATTTTGCTGGCTTCCCTATATATAAAACACAAGAAAATATCTATATTACTCAAGAAAATATTCTATAATACCCTTTACATTTACTGTAAACTATGATATAATAGTCTTATATTAATTACAATTATTGACGATGACTGAAATATTAGTAACAAAAAGAAATGGTTCTAAAGAAGGCTTTAGATTATCAAAAATCCACAGAGTATTAGATTGGGCATGTAAAGATATAAGTAGCGTATCAGTCTCAGAGATTGAGCTGAAAGCTAATGTACAATTATATGATTCAATGGATACCCAGCATATTCATGAACTACTGATTAGGTCAGCCGCTGATTTAATTACAGAACATACTCCAAACTATCAATTCGTAGCAGCAAGACTTGTTAACTATAAACTACGTAAGCAAGTATATGGCCAGTACGAACCTATCTCAATTTACGATTTAATCAAAAAGAATATTGGGCTAGGAGTATACGATGGAGATATACTTAATAAATACACCGAAGAAGAGTTTAGATATATCACAGAGAATGTTATTAAGCATGAGAGAGATGATGACTTTACTTACGTTGGCATGGAGCAATTCCGTGGCAAGTACCTAGTACAGAATAGGACCAATGGTAATATATACGAAACTCCTCAGATGCTATATGCAATGATTGCCTTAACATTATTTTCTAATTACAATGGCCGTAGAATGTATTATGTTAAGTCATTCTATAATGCTATCTCGCAATTCTATATTTCATTACCAACCCCTATCATGGCCGGAGTCAGAACTCCGACAAGACAATTCAGTTCTTGCGTTGTCCTAGAAGCAGATGACTCATTAGATTCTATTAATGCAGCAGCAAGTACCATTGTATCATACATCAGTAAAAAAGCAGGCTTAGGAATTAACGCCGGAAAGATCCGTGCAGTGGGGTCAAATATCGGAGACGGTTCTATCGCACATACGGGAGTAATACCGTTCCTAAAATACTTTAAAGCAGCAGTAAAATCGTGTAGTCAGGGAGGAGTTAGAGGGGGTGCGGCAACTGTGCACTTTCCTATATGGCACTATGAGTTTGAGGACTTAGTCGTATTAAAGAACAATAAGGGCACTGAAGAAACTAGAGTCCGTGAATTAGATTATTGTTTCCAATTTAATAAGTTAATGTATGAAAGACTATTAACCGGTGGTAATATTACATTCTTCTCGCCGGACGAAGTGCCTGGATTATATGAAGCATTCTCTGAGAACCAAGAAGAGTTCAAGAGGTTATATGAGAAGTACGAAAAGGTTAGAAAAATTAGAAAGAAGACACTTCCTGCTCTAGAAGTATTCTCCCAGTTCTTGACTGAACGTAAAGAGACCGGAAGAATATATCTTCAGAACATTGATCATGCAAATACTCACGGAGCATTTGTAGAGAAGGAAGCTCCTATCCATCAATCAAACTTATGCCAAGAGATTGACTTGCCTTCTAAGGGGCTAACGTCATATGATGATAATGAAAATGGAGAAATTTCATTATGTACCCTAGCTGCTATTAATTGGGGTATGATAAGTGAGCCTAAAGAATTTAAAAAGTATTGTGATTTAACAGTAAGAGCATTAGATGCATTACTAGATTATCAAGGGTATCCGGTGTTAGCCGCTAAGGAATCTACCTATAATCGTAGACCATTAGGAGTGGGCATTATTAACTTTGCCTACTTCCTAGCCAAGCGAGGTTTAAAATATAATGAAGATGCACTGGAAACCGTAGATGAATATGCAGAGGCATGGAGTTACTATTTAATTAAAGCCTCTGCTCAATTGGCAAAGGAAAAGGGAGCGGCTCCTCTATGCTATGAAACAAAGTATGGTGAAGGCATTCTACCGATTGATACCTACAAGAAAGAAGTTGATGAGTTAATTAAGCCAGTAGAAAGAATGGAGTGGGATAAGCTAAGGGAATGTCTTAAGGAAAATGGAATTCGTAACTCCACATTAATGGCTCTTATGCCAGCAGAGACATCTGCACAGATATCCAATAGTACAAATGGAATTGAACCTCCTAGAGCACTAGTATCATACAAACAATCAAAGGATGGTATTATGCCACAGGTTGTTCCTGGCATACATAACTTAAAGAATAAATATGACCTTCTATGGGATCAAGCTAGCCCGGAAGGTTATTTAAAAATTATGGCAGTATTACAGAAGTATATCGATCAAGGTATATCTGTTAATACGTCATATAACCCAGAACACTATGAGGACAATAAGATCCCTATGTCAGTAATGATTAAAGATCTTATTACCTTTTATAAGTACGGGGGCAAGCAGTTATATTATTTCAATACAAATGATATGGCTGGAGATGTAAGTGATGACGATTGTGAGTCATGCAAAATATAATATGAGGAAATAGTATGAAAAAAGTAATAATGGCGGTAGCTTTGACTACCGCAATGGGTACTGCATCCGCAGGATTTTTCGGAAATAACTATAATGGTAGTAATGGATTCTTTGGATTTAATCCTTATTCATTCATGGAACCAAGATGGTTTATTAAAGAGGCGAGAAACTTTGTAGATGAGTTTGATAATGATAACTACTATGGTAATAGATCTAGAAGATATAGTATTATTCCGTACAACTACAGCAATGCTGATTCAGGAAAATACTATAGCAGCTATATGACTGGTTACAGTAATTACTACAAATAGATTACCCTTTACAAATGACCCTTTTTATGATATAATAGGCTTATTAAATAGCATAAATAAAGTTAATCCGCTACTATCAATAGTGGCATACTACGCTTAGGACCGTAGTTAATCATCAGCATGCTGATGACATCCGAGAAGATGTAAAACTATTTTTTAATAATAAGAGGTAAGAAGTATGTTAGATAAAATAGTAGGATGGATGAAAGGCGCAACTGAAGCAGGTGTAGCATTGATTGCATTAGCAATCGTATTACAAGTAATCTTTGGTGGTACAGTTCCGTTTATTGGTGGCGACATCATCGGTACAATCACGGGCATTGTTGCCCAGCTAGGTGCTCAAGGCTTAGTTGGTTTAATCGCAGCACTTGTATTGTATAAAATCTTCAATAAAGACTAATATAATAATGATCCACTAGGTTTTGTCGGGGGGGTTTCCCTATATCAATTTTAATCCCCCCTTTTATTAAAAAGGATACTATCCTCCCAATATCGGTAGTATCCTTTTTAATAAGATTATGGAATTATTATGAAGAGCGTATTTGAAATAAACAGTAAAAACTATATAAGCAAAAGCATGTTCTTTGATGAGCCTGTTGACATTGCTAGATACGACTCGGTTAAATATCCAGCCATACAAAAGTTAACTGAAAGAATGATCTCATTCTTTTGGACACCTGATGAGATTGATGTAACTAAAGATAAGATAGATTTTAGTAAACTAACAGAATCAGAGAGACATATCTTTACTGCCAATCTTAAGCGACAGATCTTATTAGATTCTGTACAAGGAAGATCCCCAAACATTGCCCTATTACCAATTGTCTCATTGCCAGAAGTTGAGATGCTAATAGAAACATGGTCATTCTTTGAAACAATTCATTCTAGATCTTATACTCATATCATTAGGAATGTCTATCCTAACCCATCTGTTGTATTCGATGAGATGACGACTATCCCCGAGATAGTTGAATGCGGTGTTGATGTATCAAAATACTATGACGATCTTATTAACTTTGAAGGAACCTATGGCTCATACGAACACAAGAAGAGATTATATCTTTGTATGCTGTCTATCTTTATGCTGGAAGGCATTAGGTTCTATGTATCATTTGCATGTTCATGGGCCTTTGCAGAACTTAAGAAGATGGAAGGCAATGCTAAGATTATTAAATTAATTGCAAGGGACGAGAATACCCACTTGTCGGCTTCTATACATATTATCAAAAGTCTGATTAAAGAAGATTCAGATTACGTTAAGATCAAAAAAGAAACGACTGATGAAGTAATGAACATGTTCATGAATGCTATCGAACAAGAAAGAGATTGGTGCGATTATCTATTCCAAGGTGGTTCTATGATTGGCTTGAATGCCGGTTTATTAAAAGAGTACATTGAATGGATAGCCGCTAAAAGAATTAAGACAGTGGGATATACTGTACCGTACCATGTTAGTCAAGCCAATCCGTTACCATATACTGAAAAATGGATTGGCGGTGGTAATGTACAAGTAGCTCCTCAGGAAACAGAGATCACTAGCTATGTAGTAGGCGGGGTCAAACAAGATGTTGAATTAGAAATGTTAAAGGGGTTGAGTTTATGAGTACGAATATTATTTGGACAACTAAGTATTGTCCGTTTTGTGATAAAGCAAAAGAGTTGTTAACTAATGCTGGTATTATTTATGAATCTAGATTGGTTGATGAAGACCGGTGGACTTTAAATGACCTACTAGTATATGCACCTGAGGCCAGAACATACCCTCAAGTCTTTTTGGGTAATAAACATATAGGCGGTTGTGATGACCTTGAATATTATTTATCTGTCCAGGACATGGGTGTAGATGGTTTGTAGAAATTGCGGAGAAGAGTACAAGGTACTAGTCGATAATGATAAAGAATTTGTGACAGTGGAAGAGGTGGGTGTGGATATATCATACTGTCCATTCTGTGGATGTGAATGTGATGACTGGAGAGACAATGAAGATGGCGAAGGATACGGGTGAAATGGACTTATGAGGGAGAGGAATTTATTTCCGAAATGGTGGGTGAGTATTATGGTTTTGTATATCGTATTACTAACTTACGGAATGGACATGATTACGTGGGTAGAAAATACTTTAAAGCTAAGCGGAAATTAAAGCCACTCAAGGGAAGGAAGAATAAAAGAATCAGAATAGTAGAAACCGATTGGCAAGACTACTGGGGTTCTTCCGACAGATTAAAAAAAGATATTGAGTTACTAGGCAAGGAAAACTTTAAAAGAGAAATCATACACTTGTGTAAGTCAAGGGGTGAAACAAATTACATGGAGGCCCATTTCCAATTCAAGGAACAGGTCCTCTTACGTGAAGATAATTATAATGGCATAATCGCTATCAAGCTAGGATATCGAGGATTGCAAGACGTGGAGATAGATGATGGTATTGATTGATTTTAATGGTATAGGTATTGGTTCTGTAATGGGACAGTTAGGCAGGGGAGTTACTTTATCTGATGGCCTTATTAAACATGTTATTCTAAATAATATTAGGATCTATAGAAATAAGTTTCCCAAAGAAGAATACGGGAGATTAGTTATTTGTTGTGACTCATATAACAACTGGAGAAAGGAAGTATATCCAGAATATAAAGCTAGAAGAAAGAAGACTAGAGATACTGATAAATTTGATTGGACAGAAATATTTAGACTAATTGATATCACCAAAGAAGATATCCGGAACAACTTTCCATATCCAGTGATTGAAGTTAATCGTGCTGAGGCAGATGATATCATAGGGGCACTGACTGTATTTGGAACTAGACCATTGCTAGGGGAGAAGGTTGCTATCGTATCAGCAGATAAAGATTTTATCCAGTTGCATAGACACGGAGATGTTATTCAATGGTCCCCTCTATTTAACAAGTGGGTTAAGGAAGACGATCCAACTCAATATATCTTTGAACACATTCTTAAGGGCGACTCCGGAGATGGAGTGCCAAATATTCTTTCACCTGATAATTCATTCACTGATAGTATTAGACAAAAGCCTATGACGAAGAAGAGAATGGCTGAGATAAAAGAGAATATGCACC